GTTATTATGTCGCGCACTGCATATGCCTTGCTACTACGTCGTACCCAATGCAGCAAACGCTTAGAGACACTAGCGTTGACTGACCCTGATAATTGGCAAAGCGTTTACCTCGCCACTCGTGAGGTAGAAGTTGAACCTTCACTGCAGGATGTCACTGCATGGTTTCTGATGATGGGTTTCACACTTAAAGTAGAGGGTTTCACTGACAAATTTCAACATATCGATTTTTGCCAGACTCGCCCTTGCTTCATAGACGGCCGCTGGATCATGGTCCGTGGATTGAAGGCGCTTAGTAAGGATTGCTATTGCCTGAAACACAAAGACTATCTACAACGGTGGCTGTCACAGGTGAGAACTGGGGGTCTTAACACGTATGGATCCACACCCATCTACAGTGCCTTCTATGGTTCATTCCCTGAGGGTAAGGACACCGGCCGCAACTTGCTTGTGGACAGTGGACTATATTACCTTTCGCGAGGAATGACTTCGGGTGCGACTGTTACTGACAGTAATCGACTGTCTTTCTTTGAGACGTTTGGCGTGACTGAACGGGAGCAAGTCGCGATTGAACGTTATTACCAGAGTTTGACATTCTCGGATCAACCTGATCCTAATACCCCCGGTCTACTACTTCCACTTCCCTGGCTCGGGGCTTAACCGGTCGGCCCTCCACTCTTGCCAGGCAGCACTTGAAAGTGCATCCATGTGTAGCACCCACACAGTAACGACACCGGGCTCCCTATATAATTAACTGGAAGTTTATTATACACACACGGGACTCACACCCTATATCAAGTGAGATGGTTAAGAATGCAAAAATCAACAACAACAACAAGCAGAACCAGCCCAACAAGCAGCCACCGAACAACCAACGTTTGTTTCAGGGTGGTGCTGCTGGCAGCTTATCCTCGAAAATCGATCGAGTATTGTCGCGACTTCCTAAGGGATCTTTTGCGGCTGTTGGGGGTGCTCTTGGAGGACCAGTCGGCTCGGCAGCAGGAACGGCCCTGTCGACAATCACCGGGTATGGCGACTACGTCGTGTCCCACAACACCATTACCAAGACAGGAGGGTCCGGTGCTGTAGACATCGTGCCCAAGTTCAGTGGTAAAGGTGGCGTAGACTCGAACGTGCGTATCACCCATCGCGAATACATCGGTGAAGTCACTGCACCTGAGGGCACTGGGTTCAACGTGACCCAGTATGCCATCACTCCCACCAATGCGGACTTGTTCCCTTGGCTAGCTGCATTTGCCAAGAAGTTCCAGAGGTGGAAACTCCACGGCATGGTCTTCTATTACAAGTCGACCAGCACTGACTACAACAACAACGGGATCATCGCGATGACAGTCAACTATGACCCGGCCGACCCCAGTTACATCAGCATGCAAGGCATGATGAACTC